ATAGTTTACGTTTTCTTTTAGTCTGTAATCGGAGCTAGTGTTGTAAGTAAGACCTGAAGTGCCGTTTTGCACAATACTCCCAATCGGGTTTCCGTTATGAGTAAACCATATGTAAGCCGCGCCGCTACTTTCGGTGTTTAAATGCTGAATGGCTATTAATCCAGTTGATGAAGTTTGTATTTGTACTGCTCTTTGGTTAGCAAAACCTAGTGCTGTTGAAGCAAAACAAACATCGCCACCACTAGTAATCCGCATTTTTTCGCTTGGTGCATTATTGGCGGCTGTTGAGGTTAAAAACGCTAGTAGACCTTTTGGATATTGTCCTGTTGCTTGCGCCTCTGGAAACTGACCAACAATACTAGCTCCAGCATAATTTGGAGTACCATCTGTATCTGCTCTAGCAAAATGCAGCCCTGATGTGTTACCTGCTGTTTGGTCAGTATTTGAAATAACAATAGACGCATCACTGTTTGCGTTGGTGTTTGTGTTTGCTGTACTGCCTGTAACACCTAATTTTGCTGTAGAACCGACAGCATTGTATAATGAACTATCGTTGCCAGCAATTATGACATTTCCAGAAGCATCAATCCGCATACGTTCTGTGCCGCTAGGGCCACCATCAACAAAAGTTAAGCTATCACTAGCACCATAGTAAATACGAGATTCATAAGCGTAATGACCTATACCACCGCGATTAGCTGCAGTTGCACTACTAAACCAGTTAAAACCTTCTCCGTAATCGGACTCTGGTAAATTAACATACCCTGTTAAATTTGCTGCTGTATTTACACCTATATTACCCTCGCATACAATACCATCTGAACTCATCGTAATATGGTTTTTATCACTTCCAGCTACTTTGGTTTGCAAGAACAATTTACCATCTTCAGAACCATCACTAACATCAATAGCCTGTGATACTATTTGAGAGTATGTAACATCTTGAGTATTGTCATTTCTACCACGAAAAACAAACTTTCCTAGAAAATCATCATCTGCTGGGCTAGAAGATAAACGGTACAAAACAACATCTGGTGCTGAATTTGCCGATGCTTCTGTAGTTTTGATAACTAAAAAATCATCTGTGCTTGTTCCATCAATTTCTAACAGTGCGCTGGGCGAAGTTGTGCCTATACCAACCTTGCCATCATTAGTAATACGCATACGTTCTGTGGCATTAGACGTAAACATTACTGGCGCATTATCACTGTTACCAACAACTAATCCTGCGTTTGTTCCGTATCCTCCTCCTTTTTCAGCAAGAACAAATTGAGCATTGGTCGGTACACCAGAAGCTGCTGAGGCCGCGTTATATCCTAAAACTAATCTGTGATAGTTTGATGCGTCACCGTTTCTAATTGCAAAGTCTCTATTAAAAGTAGAGCCACCAATATCTTGTATTGTTAATGGGTTTTCAGCCGTACTGGTACTGATGCCTACTTTTGTAGTTCCTGTCGGTATGCTAATAACTGTAGCGTCAGCGTCATTTTTAATTGTTACATCTGATGTTGAACCTTGCCCAGTAAGTATTAGCCCCTCAGCAGATGTGTACCCTATTGCTGCATTATCACCTGCCGCTGTGTCGGTTGTCGCTTCTACTGTACCGCCCGTAATAACACCAGTAGTTGTAATAGCTGAACTGCCATTGTTTATAGAACCAAACCCAGATGTGATGCTTCCAGAGTTCAATGCACCTGTAGTTACTATTGAGCTAGACCCAGCTACAGCAGATGCTCCGATGTCAGACAATACTTCAGCAGCAGATCTACCTTCTATAGAAGTACCAGCAACTCGTAGAAAGTCATCGTCTGCTACACCGCTAGTAAATACAGGTACATTGGTGTTACTAATTCCTGTAGATAGAGTCGCTGTAGCGGTTATAGCCGTACCATTTAAAGTCATGGCATCAGCTTCTAACGTGCCATCTATATCGGCATCACCGCTTATATCTAAAGAACCAGCGGTTAATTTATCTATTTGCAGGTCGGCATAGCTGTTAATTGTGACATTTCCGGCAGTCGTGCCGTCTTCTGTATTACAGGCTATTGCAGCAAATTCGTCAGCAGACTCGTCCCATATAAAACCTTTGTTAGCAGTGTTACTAGCAGAGCCGTTGCCTCGTGTAACAATAAAACCTTCGTCATACGCTGTGCCTGTGTACCCTTGACCAAACTTAACTAACGGGTCGGTAACAGTAAGGTTAGTTGTGTTTATCGTTGTGGTTGTACCGTTTACTGTAAAGTCTCCAGTAACAGTTACATTGTCGCCAAAGGTAACTTCTGACGTTCCGTGACCTATATTAATGGCTATACCAGAAGTTTCTGTGGCTATCTTTAGTATGCCTGTGCCGTTAGTAATATATGAGTTAGTACCGTCGTGGTACAACTGCATGTCAGATCCTGCGCCAAATTTAAACTTGTCGCTGTCTGGTACAAGCAAATCACCGTTTGAGTCTACTGTTACAGCCTTCGATGCTTCAGATGTTCCCAGTGTGGTGATGTCTAAGTAGTTTAATTCTGCGGCAGTTGCCGTTACAGCGGTACTAGCTATAGATAACGCATCAGTTTCGAGAGTACCGTCAATATCGGCATCCCCGGATATATCAAGGCTGCCAGCGTCTAATTCACCTGTTAACGTAATATTACGAAAAGATGCGACATCTTTATTAGCGTCTGCCGTTACCGTTTTAGATGCTACTACTGTGCCAACAGCAGCGCCCGTGTCGTTATAATTAAGCTCTGCTGCGGTCGATGTAACTGTTGTGCTGGCAATAGATAATGCGTCGGCTTCTAAAGTACCGTCAATATCTGCGTTACCACTGATATCTAACGAAGCACCATCTATTTCTCCACTAGCTGTTACCGTAGTAAAAGTCCCTGCTGCCGCACTAGCGCCACCAATAACCGTACCGTCAATCGTACCGCCATCTATGTTGACAGAGGAAAAAGACAGGTTAGCAGTTATATCAACTACTGCAGCCCCAGAACCTGCGCCATCTGCATAGATAATCTTACTGTCGCCATTTAGGACACTGACATTGCCCCCGGAACCTTGAGTAAACGTAGCAGTCTGACCACTACCATTTACTACTATGTAAACTTTATCTTGGTCATTAGGGCTTATGGTAATTGTGTTTGTGCCACTAGGAGAGCCACCAAGAACAAGCACTTTATACATGCCATCGCTTAATGTGCCGTCAGTAGTGGTTAATGTGTGTGTAGTTCCAGATAGAGTAATTGCACCAACACCATTAATGGATCGGTCAATAATGTCCATGTTGGTGTTAATTGTGTCACCCCAACTGCCTGACTGGTCCCCGTCTCCCGGTTTTTCTATCCCTGAATTGCCTGTATACGAACTTGCCATTTAATTATCCTAACCAAGACACCGTAATTGTTCCAGAAGATCCTATTGCGTTACTCGCGCTCCAAGACCAAAGAGTGTAGTTTCCACCAAAAGAAGAACTGTTTGCTTGTGAGTAACTAGCGTCAGTGCGGTTATACGTAGTTCCTCCCAATGTCATAGAAATCCAACCGCTATTATCAACATGAGATGTTACGTAAAACCTTAGCTGGCTAGATGTTGCATAAACACCGCCTATGGTCACGTCAAATCCTGAAAAATCTATGGTGTTTGTGCTTATAGAACCAAAACTGCCTACCTGACCGTTTGCATCAAACCCAGTAACGCCTACGCCAAGCCCTATAATTCCGCTACCTATGGTTATAGTGTAATCACCTGTGGTTTGGGTGTCAGTAGCTCCAAAAAAATCTGTTAGTGATATAGCACCGCTAGTAGGAACACCGTTATTAGCTGTAATATTAGGGACAAGGCTGCCACCACGGTAGTATTCAGTTAAAGAATGAGGGGCATCACCACCAAACTCAGTAACTAAATCTCCAATATCAATGGGTGCTGAACTTGTAACCGCCATTGTTAAGAGTCCTCAAATTTAACCGTTTGAACGTTATTTTTTAACTCGTTTACTTCTTCTGACAATTCTTTAACAGCCTCAATCAATACACCTACTAAGTTTCCATAAGCCACCGATAAATGTTTGTCTTCTGTGTCATCTGTAACCACTACTTCAGGCATGACCTCTTGCATTTCTTGTGCAATAACACCCACAGAGCGTCTGTCTTCAGCACCATGTTTATCAAAATATACCCCACGCATGGCTTTTACTTTGTTTAATGCGCTATCAATCGTTTCAATGTTTGATTTAAACCGCGCGTCAGAGCTAACAGTAACTTCAGTAGTCGCGGTCAAAGTACCCGTTATATTAACTCCACCTGTTACGGTGGCTAGTTTTACGGCGTTATCGTAATAAAGACTAACTGCACCGTCATCAGCAAACGTAGCCATTTGGTGTAAATCCGTTCCTAAAATAGAAAACGTACCGCCGGGAACAGTTAAACTTCCTCCGCTTCCACCTCCAGCAGAAGAAAGACTAAGGTCAAAATCATCGCTGCTCGGGGTTTTAAGGTCTATAAAAGCTGCGTTGCTTGCTGCTGAACCAACTTCTATAGAGCCAATTCCGCCAGTTGAAGTAACGGCAATACCAGTATTGCCTGAGTCAGCAATCTCTACCCCAGTTGAAGTTGTAGCAAGTTTAGCTGTGCCGTTGTGGTAAAGCGTAACTGCTCCATCTTGAGTAGCAAGAATAATTTGTTCGTCATCTGCGGCGTTTCTAAAAGAATAACTATTACTTAAAAATATTGTTCCACCCGTACCAGCGTCTTTTAAATAAGTGTTGCTTCCGTCGTGGTAGATTTGAAAATCACTTCCAGCTCCAAACATGGCTTTAGCGTTATCTGGGAACAAAATATCATCTGTGCCAGTAGGAACTGTAAATACGGTAGCATCAGCGTCGTTCTTTAAGGTAATGTCTGAGGTGCTGCCTTGCCCAGTAAGTATTAGTCCTTCTGCAGCAGTATAACCCATTGCTGCGTTATCACCTGCGCTTGTGTCGCCTGTCGCTTCTACCGTAGACCCTGTTATAACTCCAGAGGCGGTTAAAGTAGCTGCTGTAGTTGTACCCGCTAAATCAACATCGGTTAGTAAGTCATAAACAATTCCTGCCGAAGCGCCGCCACCATCGGTAGCAATCATTTTTACTTGACCCGCAGAAACTGCAACATTAGCCCCGCTTGATCCTTGCGAAAAAGTAAGTGTGTAACTGGTTGCGTTTTCTACTATCCAAACTTTGGATACCGTATTGGGTGCAAGCGTTACCGTACAAGCTTGACCGCCACCTGTGCATTTTAAATAAAAACTTCTAGCCTCATCAGTAGAGCCGTCTGCTATAGTTATAGTGTGCGTTGAGGCATCTGCAATGGCTTCTGAACCGTAACTAAAAGCTTCTGCTATTAGTTCTAGGTTAGTATTAGTGTTAGTTCCCCATGTACCAGACGCATCGCCTGTAGCCATTTCATTAAGTCTTAAATCATTTACATATGTACTTGCCATTTTCTTGTACCTTTACGCTGCTATATTTGTCCAATCGGGGTCTTGGCTTGGTGAAATCTCACTAAAAGACGAAGACTGGCTTGGTGTAATTTGACTAAAAGACGAAGATTGACTTGGAACAATTGGACTCCAAACTAGTACGCCTCCACTTAACCCGGTAGCTGCAACACCTGTAACGGAAAAGTTGTTTTTATTGGTTATAGTAACAGTGCCTACGTTTCCTGTTGCTGCGCTACCTGTAACCGAAACACTTACACCCGTACCTTGTACTACTGTAACAGAATCTACAGCGCCTGTTGCTATAGGAACCGCGCTTCGGTTCCAAGGACCAGAAGACCAAGATCCTCTATTCCAACCAGCTACATAGGCGTTTACTCCGCTCATTTAAGCAATCCGTATAATCGCGTTACTCGCATCCGCCGCAGGAAAAACAATTACAAAATCCCCGGAAGACGAAGATTTGTCTGCACCAAAGTCTAAAACAACCACCGTTGGGTTGGTAACACTAAGCGAGGTAGTATTCGGCGTACTGTTGTATATCAACGCTCCTCGAGCGTTAGATATAGTCGAAGATCCCCAAGTACTGTCTGCAAAATCCGTTAAAGCGGTTGTCCCAGATAAGGTTGGGTCCACTTTAGTTAACGTGTTTCCTCCAGCAGTATATGCCGTTCCCGTAACTTCGTTACTTGTAGTATATGCTGTAGTAGCCGCTGTAAAAGACGCGCTATTTGTGTACATAGCTACTTTTACCGTGTCTCCTTTAAAATCGTGGCAGCCATACAAAAGTTCTTTTTTAAAGCTGCTGCACATAAAATTTCCGCTAAAAGCCATTTAAAGTCTCCTTATCAATTCCGCTAATTCGGGTTGTGCGGCATCTATTAACGCATTATAAACCGTTGTTCTATCACTCTTTATAGCCTCTTTCATGTAAAAAGTAACGGTTTTTATTAGTTCTTGTTTGTAGGCATGAGCTTGCGCTTTAACCATCGGATCTGCTTGGTCCGATACAGAAACTATGCGGTCAACGCACCGTTCTGCTATTTCTTCGGGCGTAAAACCCCGGTTATTGGTTGTTTGTACGTCTACTTTAAAAGTAGGCGGTAATTCCATGCTTAGTGCTTGTGTCATTGTCTTTGCCTAATAACTTGACCTGTCCTGTAAATATCTTGAGGTTCTTTTGCTTCTCCAAACATTTTTAAAGCAATGACTGCTTCTGAAAAACGTTTATTGTACTCTGCTAAAATATCTGCTTCACCTTTCATGTAGGTATACGCTTCTACTAAACACCCATACAAAAGACAAAATTTAGCGTTTTCGCTTAACCACGTAGTTCCGCTATCTCCTGCGGCGGTTAAACTAGCGGGTCTAAAAAAATAATGTAGTTCCGCTGCATAAGAAGAATCTGGGGTAGGCGCGATGATAAACGTATCTACATCGTAAATTCCGTAATATTTAGGTGTTCCTGTAGTAGAACTATTTGGGTTTACCGTTTGAATAAACGTTGCATCCTTGTAATCTAAAAATATTTTGTTGCTGCTACTTGTAGCTGATAAAGAAAAAGGAGCTAAATAGTCGGTAGGAGCGGTTAAATACTGGTTAGACGAAGTAAAAGTTCCAGAAACGTTCTTTTTGAATAAATCTAGTTGAACTGTTTTTAAAATACGTTCTTCTGTTAATTCTATAAAATCATTCAAATGAGAAACAAACGAAGTTTCTTCGTTTTCTGTGTAATCTTGTATTGCTGTTTTTAAACCAGAATATGTAAAACTCATGATGTGGTCACCGTAACTTGTCCTACTTGCCCGCGAGAAAGTACCGGAACAAAGTTTGCAATTTCAGGAATGGGTGTTAAAACATAAACGTTTAACGCTTCTGCCTTATCGGGTCGAGCGTTTCTAAGGGCTTCAGGGTCTATTACTTTTCGAGAAGGGTTTAGTTGAGGCTGTTTAGCTTCCCACTCATCGTGACCAACTAAAGAGCCATTCCACTCTTTCTTCATTTTATTCAAAGGGTAAGCAAACCCAGAACGATCTGAAATACCTAAAGCGTTTTTACCTGTAGCAAATTTAGACATCAGTTAAACCTAGTGTAACTTAAACTTGGGACTATATTAAAAGAAGCCCTGTCCCTATCTTCCGTAATAGCTCGTTGCATTTCTTCTTCGTAAAGAGTTTTTAAGACAGTAATTCGATCTGGAGCGCGTTTTATAGCTAAGTAATACGCTAATCCAGCCGCTAAACAAGGATAAAACCTAAAAGGAACATCTAAATTGTCTGTAAAAGCATCTGAATCATCCATTCTAACCAAACGATTAAAAACAAAAATATCTGTATTGTTTTCCGGGGCGGGCCATATTTTTAATGTAGGGGTTATCTGCCTATCTATAAAAAACTGAGACGGCCTTCCAGTGCTGGCTTTGTTAGGTATGTTTAAATACGAGTCTCTGCTCAAACGTTCTGCGGCAAAATCTGTGTCGTCCCTTGTTACAACTAAAGATAGTATGTCTATAGTAGACCTAACGTTATCAAAACTAGGAACCGTAGAAACAGTAGACGAAGTAGAACTTGTTCCTCCCGTTATTGTTTCAGATGCTACGAAAGTGCCTACAGGTATGGTAATAACCAACGTATTGGCTAAAAAATCAGAAGAAGCCGCTGGTAAAGACGTTATCGTAGCAGTTGCGCCGCTAGTTGCTCCCGTCACCGTTTCTCCTACAGTAAAACCGGAGGAAGAAGCTGCAATTAAAGTTAAGGTCCCGGCGGGGTACTCTGTAACGCCAGAAGCTGCCGTAATCGACGTTTGTTGGACCGTCCACTGGTTTAGCCCTCGGTTAGCCCATTCTGCTAACATTAAATTTAAAGAGCGTTTAGCTGTTTTTAAGTCGTTTCCCGTTCTTACTTCTAAACCGCATCTTTCAAAAGCTTCTTCAATGTAGTCGCTTACGTCTAACTCAAAATTTGTAGAGCCTGAAGTAGCCATAATCTATCTCTTTTTAACGCCGCCACCGCTACGCATTCTACGAACGCCTGTCTTTTTAGTAACGCCTCCGCCACCACGCATTCTACGAACGCCTGTCTTTTTAGTAATGCCACCGCCACCACGCATTCTACGAACGCCTGTCTTTTTAGTAATGCCACCGCCACCACGCTTTCTACGAACGCCTGTCTTTTTAGTAAGACCCATTGCTTCTCGCTTTCTTGGCGAAATCATATTGTCATCCATTTTTTAATCTCCCATACAGTTCTGTACGTTTTTTAAAAATTTCGTTTACGTTATAGTTACCAGTATACCTATCGTAGTATCCCATTCTAGTTAATTTTTGAGAAGCATCGTATAACTTCGTTAAACTCTGTATAAAAACCATAGAATAGGCTTCTTCTATGTTTGCTTCAAAATCTTCATCATCAATTAACTCGTTTGTTTCATCGTCAGGATGAAAACCCATTAAAAAAATATCTTTATTTTTAAAACTTCCAGTAGATATTCTTTCATTTAAAACTTCTAAATTGTTATGAAAAAAATCTGTGTCTTCTTCATAATTTAAATCAACTAAAATAACTAAATCTAAGCTTCCATCAAAATTATCTATTTCGTCATACAATAATTGGTAAGAATCATTGTAGTTAAAGCTAAAACTTACTTTTTTCTCTCTCCACGCTTTTTTAGCAAAAGGACAAACCGGCAAGTTGTTGTACTCTACGCTGTTTTGTTCTAAACATTCTTCAGACCAAGATCGGATCTCATCCATTATTTCTTTTTCTAAATCAACTTTAGGTAAAACGGCACTCATTAGCATTTCCAGCGTCGTCTTGCTTGTCTTATTCGAGAATTAGGATCGTTTCTTGTTTTCGCCGAACTACGTTTAAGTTGTCCTAAAGATCTAGCGCAATAAGACTTTCGCCGTTTTGCAGCTTTGCTTCCCGCTTTAACTTTACCCGTTACTGCCGTTTTTAACTTACTACCGGGGTTTGCTTTGCGATAAGCTTTAACCCCTTTTTTAGTCATTCCCGCCCCTTTTTTAGTGGGTCGGTAGTTCGCACCTTTTCCGGTAGTAGTTTTACGAATAGGTTTTTGTTTAGCCCTAGCCATAGAACGCAGTTATACTTGCAGATGTTCCTGCTGGAAGATCTAAGTAAACACCGTCTTTAAATAGTATTCCGTCATCGGGAATATAAGGGTCAATATAATCTTTCGTAGTTGTAGCTACTTTTACAGAGAAAAGACTTGTTCCGCTTATAGGAGAGTCGTTGTAGAACGCTATATCCCCTATTGTTCCGCCTGTAGTACAGTGAAACCCTTTTAACCTTGCTCTTCCTGCAAAAACAACTGCCTGTCCACCAGTGGTCCCGGCGGCAACTCCAACTGAGGTGTTGGTTCCAATAGAACCGTCTCCTGCAACCGAGGTAACTGTGTTAAAAAACTTTGTTCCGGTAACCGTATTAT